GATAATGGAACTGATAAGTTGAATCCATTATCAGATGATATAATAGTTTCTAGTAATCAATTCTAAAATTAGGGAAGGGGTGTTTTTATAGTGTGGCCCAGTTGGTATGAAAATTATTATTCAAGTTCATTCTGTAGTTGTATGGATATTGATTTTGAAAGTATTCAATATTATTTATTTGAATGGCGTGAATTAACAAGTAAAGTAATTCGATGTTATATAGATAAAGGGGATTTACGTTCTTCTCATCCACCGTAGTATTTAATCAATTTGATATCTATATAAATTTAAATAAAAGAGGAGAGAGTGTAGGATGAGTGAATTTTGGTTATCTGAAAAGTCTAAGGAGAAAATCGATAAACACATTATAGATGTCTTTATCGATAGTATTAACTTTGCTATGGATTTGTGCACTATCGATAATCAAGATAGTGAAGAAAATCCCCTTACCCAGAAACATATCGAATGTATAATTAGGAATAGTAAAACTGTAATTAGTCATTGGTATCCACCAGAGTGTATACATGATGTTGAAATAACATTCGTTGGTCGTATGGCTAAAATACAAGTTGATGTTGATTTTGAAGTCATTGAGAAATATTTATTGTCACAGAATAACGGTAAGCCTCCATCGGGTAGCAGTATAACCCATGAAAATAAACCTAAAAAATCTAAATCAAAACCTAAGAATACTAAACCCATAATTACTAAACCGAATTACTTAAACTAATAAAAATAACGGAGAGAAATCTCCGTTATTTTTTTATAATCACTTTTAAAACAAGAGTTAACAAATTTATAATAGACTTACGAATGGAGTGATTAAATGCGAATACTTTATTTATGTCTTAAGAATTATGCTAGTATATATACTGCAATGAAAAAGAAGAAATTAATATTGGATCTTAGTAAATCTAAGAATAGGATAGTGTTATTAATTGGAGACAATGGTACAGGAAAGACATCAATTATGAGTGCACTACAACCATTTGCTTATTCAGGTAATGGTGATGTACGTAACTCTGAAGATTTAATACTACCTGAAGTTGATGGTTATAAAGAGATCCATATAGAAAATGGAGAAGTTGTTTATATCATAAAACATCACTATATTTATAATAAAACTACTGGAAGAACTATTAAGAGTTTCATTACTAAAGATGGTATTGAACTAAATTCAAATGGTAATGTTAAATCATTTATAGAGATAGTATTATTGGAACTGGGTCTTGAAATTGATTTTTTAAAATTATTAAGATTGGGATCGAATGTGACTAATTTCATAGATATGAAAGCATCTGAAAGAAAGAACTTTACATCTGAATTATTATCAGATATTGACATATACTCACAATTTTATAAAAAAATAAATGAAGATACTAGAATATTAAAAACCGTGTTAAGATCGGTTATAGAGAAGATCGATAAATTAAAAATCCTAGATGAACAAGATATAGTTAATGAAATATTATTATTGAGTAATAAATTAACTGATTTAAATCTAAAGAAAGATAATATTAATAGTTCTATGTGGACTAAACGAGGCGCTTTAGAAAGTCTAGTTCCAGAGGGAGTTAAAGAATTTTTAACTACATTAAATGATGAAAGTGAACAGGCTAAAGTTTTAGCTAATATAATAAAACATGATCGAGATAAACTTAAGAAACTGGATGTAATAATTATAGATAGTGTCGATGATAGTTTAATGACTATCTCATCCAATATAAATAATAATGAGAATTTGATTACCACCAATACTAATATGATAAATTTCTATTTTAAACAATTAGAAATCTATTTTACACAAAAAGACGAAAAAGAAAATAGTCTAAAGTATATATCATCAGATTCAGAATATAGTAAATTAAGTGATATGTATCTACAGTTCAGTAAGACTAAAGAAAAATATGATAAATTATATAAAAATTATGTATCTAAATGTACTAAAGAAGATATGTTAACCGCTCTTAGACTAATGCAAGAAATTGATAGTTTCATATCCAATATCCATACATTTAATCATGATGGGGTAGTTAAAGTCATTGATCACATCATGAATAGAGATAACATTGATTACATAATTAAAGAAAATGTTAATGATATTGACAGTAAGATTTCCAATCTAAAACTTATGAATTCAAATAATGATACTAATAAGAATAAAGTATTCATACTAATGAAACCAACAGAATGTAGAGTAAATAATTGCTCGTATATAAATTTCTATAAAACTATGAGTGGGAATACAAATGAGACTCCAATTAGTAAAATTAAGAAGGATATTAATATATTAGAAGATAAAAGAGAATTCTTTTTATCATTAGGAGATATTAATAAGAATATAGAGTATATATTACTTCTTATTAAATCAAATTCAGTTCTTATTAATAAGATGCCCGAACCATTCTTTGATATAACAAAATTATTAACCTCAATTAAGAATTGTTTACCTTTCTTTAATGAAAATAAAGTAACTGCATATATAACTGCTTTAGAAGAATTAGAAGATTATAGACAGTTGAAAGATAAGCTTAAAGATATTAAAAAGGAATTAACCTTTATAGAGAAAAATGCCGTATCATTATCATCCATGAGAAAAGAATTAAGTGATTTAGATATTAACATTTACAAGATACAAACGGATATAGAGAAATTAAAGACAGATAACTTAAAACTTACTAAAAGAAACGATAATTTTAGGGTTTTATTCGAGTCTTTAAGTACGTACAAAGAGATATCTCTAAATATCGAGCTTAAACGAAAAGAACTAGAACGTTTGCTCTCGTCGATAGAAAATAAGAAAGGGATAAGTAAAAGGATCGAAGAATTTGTACTTTTCAAACAAGATCAAGAGAAAAAAATCATCGTGTTAAATAATGAAATAAAGAAAATTGAAGATAATATCAATAATAATAAATTTAAACTAAAAGAATTTGAGTTATTAAGTAAAGAAAGAATTCTTTTGGAAGATAAGTTTGACGAAATAAGTATTTTGAGAGAAGCTCTTTCATCTAATAAAGGAATGCCATTATTATTTATTCAGTTATATCTTAAGAATACCAAAATGATAGTTAATAACCTATTGGACTTTATATTTAAGGGCGAATTAGAGATTGATGATTTTGAAATTAATGATAAAGAGTTTAAAATCCCTTATATTAAAAATGGCATTAGAGTAAATGATATTATATCCACGTCCCAAGGTGAAATGAGTTTTGTATCTTTAGCATTATCATTCGCATTAATAACTCAATCTATAGAGAAATATAATATATTATTATTAGATGAAATTGATTCGACATTAAGCCAAAAAAATAGACCTTTGTTTCTAAGCATACTTGAAAAACAATTGGATATCATAAATGCTAAACAAGCTTTTCTTACAACACATAGTAATGTATTTGATAATTACCCAGTTGATCTAATAATAACATCAGATGTTAATATAGATAATTATACTGACGTTAATATATTATTTTCATATGCGGCATAATAAAAAAAGAAGTTGTGTATTAATACACAACTTCTTTTTATTATTCCAATATAAGCTCACAACCAAAATCTAATAAATCCTTTTCCTCAAAATAAACACCCCATGGTATAATACTCATTTCAAAAACCTCTTTCATATTATATTTTTATTCTATCTATTAATATAATATATACTTGAATATATCAACATTACGAATCTTATAAATTAATGAGGATGTACATATTATGTACATCCTCATTAATTTTCAATTATCTGTGGGTGAATACCATTCTATTACTTTATATGCTCTTCCAGATACATCAGTAGCATAGTTTCCATCATTACTAAATTTAATTTTACCAACATCTCTCTTAGTTGGTATGGGGTAATCATTTATTTGTTGTGAGTCTCTATCTAGAGCGATAAAGTGCCATTCACCGGTGTCTATACATTTCTTTATATAGATTTGAACACCACGATTTTCATATTCAATATATTTATTACCGGCTTCACTTCTAAAGGGTCTATCCATACCATCAAGCCTATCTTGAATCATCTGATCGTACCTGTCGGTATCTTCATCATTATCTGACATACCCCGTAAGTTACCTAATAATTCACGGGGATCTAAACCCTCATCCTCTTTAGTATTACCATAATCTCTGATAAAGTTACCCCTACCATGACTAATAATTTTAGATAAATAAGCTGAAGCTAAACGATCATTACTATTACCACCTTCAGCTTCTTTAGTTTTAGCATCTACTTTGAATTTGAAATCAGTAACTATCTTCTTAACATTGGCTATCTCTTTTATAACAGATAATTTATTTACTTTAGATGCTAAAACAGTTTGTGCCAAGTCAGTTATATACTTACTGATACCACGAACTTTAGCATCTTCCATTTGTCGATATTTCTTTTCTAAATCTTTAGAAAATATATTAACTTCATTTAATAATGCGTATAAGAGAGTAAGTTCTTCAGCGAATTCTTTTTTATAGGGATTATCTTGCTTTTTAAGTTTATCATAACCTCGTCTTTGTTCATCGATAATACCATCTTCAATATCATCATCTTCATCTCGATGTAAGAGTTCATCAATATCAATAAGATTAGATAAGGCATCGTCATTTTTATTACCGATTTCATTCTCTTCTGAAAAATCAGTAATTGTTCCCATTGACATCATAGTTGCATTTAATCCACTATGTTTTTTATTCTTCTTTTTTTTCTTAGTATGTGATGAGAATAATATTTGTTCAGGTTCATCTTGAATAATAACTTGTTTAGATTCACTCTTAGGTTTTTCTTTAACTTCCTTTATTGGTTCTATAATAGGATTTATTTTTGCCTTAGGCTCTGGACTTTTAGGTTTAGTATATTCAGGACTATATTTTGTCTGATTAACAACAGGTATACGTTTTTTTAAAGATTTAATCTCAGAAATCATATCATTTCTATTAATAGGCATATTAATTTGGATATGGTATCTTTCGTCCATAAAAACCACCCTTCCTTAGTAATATGTATTAATTATTATAATGAATGACATTGATCATGATAAATGTTTATATATTATAATAAGGTACAGTTTGAATTATTATTTTCGTTTTAACAATTGTATAATAGAAAGGTGTTGATTTATATTTATGGATTTCATGAAAGGTATTAATAAAGAGAATGTCATGTTAATTAATATAATATATCATAATAAGAGAAAAGAGAATAATTATAATGATTACTTAGATATTATCACTAAAGATTTAACCACAGGTGAAAAAATACTTACAACTATCGAGAATCCTGAAATGGATATATATTTTACAAAAGAGGAGCATAGAAATTATGACTATAATAAGAACTTTATGGAAATTGATAAGACTGATAGACATAGATTTAAATATAAAGATCTAACTAGATCCATAGCTAAAATGGCTGGGCCTAGTTATGAGAACTTCATTAAACAATCTATAGAAACACAAAATTATGCTAGAATAAATAATATCCATAAATATAAATATGTATTTGGATCTGATGTTGATATTGAAAATTGGTATAGAATTCAATGGTTATTAAATTATGATAATAATAAACCTAAATCCGTAACTAAGCTATTTCTCGACATAGAAGTCGACGGTCGGGATGTACCTGGATTCCCCAGAGATGGTGAAGTGCCAATTAATGCTGTAACGATAGTAGATGAATTTAGTAATCAATCATTTACATTCTTATTGGATAATCCATTAAACCCTCAAATAGAAGATTTTAAAAATGATGTGGAATCTTTTGTTGAAGAACTACATAATGATTTTGATGAATCATATGGGGAATTAAAATATAACTTATTTATTTATGATGATGAAGTTCAAATGTTAATAGATGTATTTAAATTGATTAACACTCTGAACCGAGATTTCCTATTAGTGTGGAATATGAGTAAAATGATGCTCCTTATAAAGGCGACTTTATAAGAAAATTTCTTTAACTGCTGGAAACTCCTTAGAGCCTTTATTATCAGAGTATAATAATATAAAGGATTGGGCAATCAGCAATCAAGTTCAATAACAAACTAAGTTTTATTACATTTATTAGAGGAGGGTAAAACATGTATATAGTAATACGCAAAGATAAAGAAGTATTTAAATTATCAACTTATCCTGGGATTAAAAAAGATATGTATTCTATTAGTAACTACGGGTCTATACGTAATAATGTGACAAACGAGATATTTTTTCCAACATCGAGAAACTCAGCAGGTTATGTACACACTTCTTTATGTACAGAATCATTTAAAGTTTACACTAGTGTTTTGGTATCACGTTTAGTTGCTTGGGAATTTTGTGATGGTTATGATAAGGAACTAAATAGGGTGGAAGTCAATCATAAAGATATCAACAGGGCTAATAATTATTATGAGAATTTAGAATGGGTGACTCGGGGAGAAAATACTAAATTTGCCTACGTGCATGGCAATCGTAAGGTGATAGTGCCAGATTCTAGGGGACCAAGAGCAAAGATACGCGGATCATTAAATCCCAAGAATGTTTTCAGTGAAGAGTTTGTACATGAACTCTGTCAGTTATTCACGGACGGTAAGAGCACTAAAGAGATATTAAAAATATTCAATACGAGTAAAAAATTAAATACACAACTCTATTCATTACTCATGACTTTGAAACATAGAAAAGGATGGGGACATATTACGGAAAAATATGTATATTGATATTTGTTATTGAAAAGATTCAACGACTAGAGTGAGAACTCGTAGACCCTTTTCATGGGGTGGACATAATAAGTCCTTCGCGAAATGGGAAACATCTCCGATGTGGAGATGAAGATATAGTCTGATATCTTAGGGAAATCCTAAGGAAGTTCATAAGAGAACTGCGTAGTATAAAAAACTATGTGAACTGTTTGTTCGATGTGCCGTACATGATCGCACGTATGTTAGAATTAGGAATGAATCCTGTTGAAGTGATGTGTCATAAAGATTTTAAAATACAAGAAGCTTTTTTCAAAAAAGATCTTCGAAATTTTATGATAGCTAATAAAGGAGATTATTTTAAGATATCATCTTATACTGTATATTTAGACCAAATGATAGTATATGCCAGTTTAAGAAAAGGAGGTAGTCAGTTACGATCAAATGCTCTTAGCTACATTGCTCAAGTTGAAATTGGTGATGAAAAATTAGACTATTCTGAAGATGCTAATATCAAAACTTTACCATATGTTAATTACAAGAAATTCGTTAAATACAATATCAAAGACGTTTTACTACAACTTGGAATTGAGAGAAAAACTCATGATATTGATAATGTTTATTTAAGATCGTATACAAATGTAACAGCTTATTCAAAAGTATTTAGACAAACGGTATTTTATAGTGCCGGTGATTCTTTAATTGACGGGAAACTCCTTATAGCTTCTTAATGAAGATTGGACAATCCGCAGCCAAGATTCTTATAATAAGAATAAGGTTCAACGACTAGAGTATAACTCGTAGGTTTAATAACTGAAATGGGAAACCGATAGAATTTATTCTATTGAAGATATAGTCTATTATCCTAAAGTAATTTAGGGAAGTTCATAAGAGAACTACATTATCTTACAAATAATGTGAATTATAGGTTCTTAAAAAACAGAGCATTTTTAGAGTTTTATAAACAAGGTTTGATTATTGGTAATAATACCAATATTGATTATGGATTACCTCCTCAGATAGCTAAAGAAAAAGATGAGGATGATGAGAAATTTGCAGGTGCATTAGTTGGTGATCCTGAATTGAATAGTAAGACTGGTATAATGATGTTAGGAACTCCAAGTAAATACATCTATGATAACGTTGTAGATATGGATAGCTTTGTCCCATTATGTAGTAATATGTAATGAAAACTTCTTTAATTGACGGGGAACTCCTTAGAACTTCTTAATCGAAGATTGGACAATCCGCAGCCAAGATTCTTATTATATAGAATAAGGCTCAACGACTATCCCATTGGTATTGAAATATACAACAGGAGTAGGGCTCAAATGAGTGGGTGAAATTCCCTTAAATCGAAATAAGAAGCATCTTATATAAGATGATGATATAGTCTGAACTCATATGAGAATATGAGAGAGTTTACTTTATATTATCTAATAAATAATATTAACAAATTGATGGGTAAATATTGCTCATATAAAACTTCTTTAATTGACGGGAAACTCCTTAGAACTTCTTAACTGAAGATTGGACAATCCGCAGCCAAGATTCTTACATAAGAATAAGGTTCAACGACTAGAGTGTGACTCGTAGATATAAAGTTATATCGAAATGAAAAGCTCTCTTAATAAGAGATGAAGATATAGTCTAATATCCTATATAATTATAGGGAAGTTCATAAGAGAACTGTATAGAGTTACGATCTATATGAATACCATGGCGTTTTATCCTAATATGATTATGGCTTTTAATATATCACCAAATTGTATAATCGGTAAATTACTCTTAGACACAACCATAGAAGACCTATATAATATCAAAGATATTGAAGCCGATATATATGATTGTGGGCGAGACTTCGTAGATAACATGTTAATTAACAATCCTGGTAACATGGGCAGTAAATGGTTTAATCTTCCGAAAATAGAAGAACTTAATGAGTTAATACGAGAGAAGTTCTTAATGAATAAGAAGACTAAACTAATTATACCTGACTCATATAAAGATAAGTTATTTATTGAGAATCTAGTAATAAATATTAAAGGAGTGAAATGAAATGATTAATTCACCTATAATGGAATTAACCTCGAAGGACATTAAGAAGTTAAATGAATTCAATCAAATTGTAAAAAGAGTTTTTAATGGTATTTATATATTTAGTGATGGGATAATTATGACTGATCCAGAAATAGGTAATAGAGTTAATAAAGGTGTTCATTTTGCAACAACTTCAATACAACCTATTGATAATATACCGAGTAATTATTATATGTCTCTTAAATGTGATAAGATATTTAAATTCATTCGTGATAATAAAAAGAATATACGATATTTAACAATAGATGGAGGTGATTTATATATTGATCTTAAAGATGAGAGTAAAGAAATTATTGGACGTATTTTTGATGCTGATGATAATCTTTATTTGAAGAAACGCGCCATATCAAACACTATAGAGTATCATAAAACACATTCATCATTAGTGTCTCAGAATGTTATTGAATCATTATCTGATAACGAAATATATACTTATGGTGATGATGAATATAGAGTCCGAATAACTAAGGAATTATTACCGGCTCTAAAGAGGGATATGAAAGTTAATATTTCATTCAGAGATGAAGTCGGTGATCCAACACTTTTTTATATTATATTATCTGTGGATAAAGGTGATGTTATAACATATCATATGTATAAGTGTATAAAGTACTAATATAAAATAATGGTATGAATTTAATTCATACCATTATTTTTTTTGCTAAATTTCACTAATTAAATTATTCAGGAACAGAACTATAATATATCATACATGAAAGGGAAGGTGTATAATGGCTAATCCCAAAGATAATGATTCGAATTTAGTCAAAAAAGTAGAAAAACCTTTGGCTAAATTAAATACTCTATTTAATGATATCATGGATACTATTTCGTTTAACACTTTTAATACGGATAGTAAGCATGAGAAAGAATTACAGAAATTTGCTAAGGAAATTGATGAGGTTGTTTCCCAAGAAATTAAGAACTTAACCACATTTACGGGAGATGACATATCAACTTTCTTAGTAAAATTATTTAATGAATATGATAATAATGCCAATACTGACTTTAAGAATATCGAAGATATATTCAATACAAAAGACAATAGTGTTTTTCAATTCTTTCAAGATAAATATAAAAATGTAAATTTATTATATGATGATCTAAATATGATCTGTAGTAAATTATCGGAATTAAATGAAGCCGTCTTAGCGACTAGAGATGCTATTGTAACTTCAGACGATATAGGTCAATCGATAACGCGTACATTGAAATTTAAAGAAGTTGTTGAAAGTAATGAGAATACAAGTTATATAAAGCTTATTGAGAATATGGAAAAGAAATTTAAATTAACTCAGAAACTTAAGAATCATATCATTCCAAAAACACTTCAATATGGTAAGTATTATGCGTATATAATACCATATGCTAAATTATTTGAAAGATATTACAATGATAAGGTAAAAGATGATAGAATGGTTTCCTCTTTAGAGTCATCAGTAACACCTGACTTTATAACTGAAGTTAAAGAAAGTGTAAATGCTATATCTAAAACGAATATATTACCTAACGATATGTCTAAAGCACTAAAAGGTTATTTAGAAGGTATTGAAGTTCATAATGATGAGATCGCAATTCCAGTTATTGAAGGAATTGATATCAGTATATTATTAGAGGATATGTTAGATGATCCTGATGAATTTAAATCAAATGTTGAAAAAACATTAAAGAATTCCACTAAGAAATCTAAAGGAAAAACTACTACCGATATATTTCCAGAATCAACTATTAATATGAAAAAATCGAATAAAGATAGTGATTTTGTTAATATAAAAGGTTGTTATGTTAAGCTAATAGAACCTAGAAAAATAATACCTGTAAAGATACTTGATCAAGTAATTGGGTATTATTTTATTCATGATACAGCATATGATACTCATAAATCCCCATTTACTACAACTATTAAAATGAATCCCGCTAATAATACCAATGATGCTGAAAATATGTTCTTATCTAAAATAACAGATAAAGTTGTTAAAGCATTCGATAAAAGTTTTTTAGAAAAGAATATTAAGTTTAAAGAACTTATTATGAATGCTTTAACATATAATGATATTTACAAAAAGCAACTAAAATTTCAATTTATACCTAAGGATTATATCCAAGAATTTACCGTTAATGAAGATGAGGAAGGTGAAGGTACATCTATATTAATGCCTTCATTGTTTTATGCTAAATTATACTTAGCGTTACTTATCTTTAAGATGATGTCTATCATCACTAAATCTAATGATACCAAAGTTAATTATGTAAAACAATCTGGAATTGATACTAATGTTGTTAATAAGGTTCAAGAAGTTGCTCGGTCAATTAAGGATCGTCAGGTAAATTTCATGGACATATTGAATTATAATAGTATTATCTCTAAGATTGGAGCTAATAAGGAGCTCTTTATTCCTGTGGGCCGCTCTGGGGAACGTGGACTTGAATTTGACATTATTTCAGGGCAAGAGATTTCCCTGAACACAGAACTAATGGAAATGCTAAAATCGAGCTTCATTAGCTTGACTGGAGTCCCCTCGGTAAAATAATATATAGCCGATGATAAACTTCTTTAATTGACGGGAATATCCTCAGAGCTTTAAACTACTAAACTAGTATAGTGATATGCTAAGTGGCTAGGAGTAATTAACCTAGGTATAGTAATAATGTTTAAGATTGGATAATCCGCAACCAAGATTCTAATGTTATTAAATATTATTTCTTATATTCATCATAACAGAGCTATAAATATAATTATATGAAAGGATTGTGAGTAATGCGAAATATAGTTGAAATATTTAAACCGATTTATATTTATGGTGAACGCACTAATTATTTAGTTAGTGATTGGGGGACTGTAATGAATGGGACTACCAAGAAGGAGTTAAAACAACGTCTTAATGCTGATAACTATTATGAAGTTACATTATGGGTAAATAATAAAGCCGTTAATCGAAGGATACATAGATTGGTGGCCGAAACCTTTCTTGAGAATCCAAATAATTATCCTGTAGTAAATCATAAAAAAGGTGGATTAACAGAGGATGGGCAATGGAATAATTGTGTTTTAAACTTAGAACATACAACTATTTCATATAATACAAAACATGCATATGATACGGGTTTAAAGAACCCTTTAGTTGGAGAGGAATGTGGGTTTAATATATATCCGGAACCATTAATAGATAAAATTATCAATAAACTATTAATGGCTATACCACCGGACATTATAGCCGATGAACTTGGGGTAAAAGTATCATTAGTTACAAGTGTGCGTGATGGATATTCATGGAAACATAAAATTAAAGGTCTTGTTTTTCCTAAACCTGCTTTTGCCCACACTAATGAATATACATATGAATTAAAATTTAAAATTTTGAATTTATTATATGTGGGTAAAACAACAAAGGAAATTATAGAAAGACTTGATCTTCCGAAAAAAAATAAATTTAAAAGTTTAATCGACAATATAAGACGACGAAATATGGAGAGGATGATAATAAATATTAGATGAAGGCCCAACGACTATTGAAAGATATGTTTTCCGTTCAACATATTAAGTAATGTAGATATACAAGTCAATTAATGGTATATCGAAATATGAGGCAATCCCTTTAAATATAAGGGTTTGAAGATATAGTCTGGTATCCTATAGAAATATAGGGAAGTTCATAATAGAACTGCATTATCTGACGAATAGTGTGAACATATCTCGTATTATGAATTTCATTAACGAAGCAGATCGAGAAATCCATGTCTGCATATACAGTGATGTATATTAAAAAACTATTTTAATTGTCGGGGATCTCCTTAATGCTTTATTTAATAAAGATTGGACAATCCGCAGCCAAGATTCTATTTAATAGAATAAGGTTCAACGACTATCGAAAGCTTTTAATTAAGTTAGTAGAGTAGATTACATATTGATGGTAATCGAAGTGGAGAGCTCCAATATTAAAATTAATTAATTTTAATATTGGATGAAGATATAGTCTAGTATCCTAATGTAAATTAGGGAAGTTCATAAGAGAACTGCATGTGAGTTATGACATATGTGAATATATCGTATGCCAAAACCCTAGTCATGGCAAATGCTAAGTTTGTCGGTCGAGTTATAACACATCAGGGATCATTTAATGGATCAGTTACTGAATTCTATAAGAAACTAATGGGATTTGCAACTGAAATACCTGAGAATTTAATCGATGAATTTGAATATATATTTGCTGCACCGAAAACATTAACTAATACTAATCTAACTGATCTTATATCTAATGCTGAACAAACTGCTACATTTATTGTGAAATCATTAACTGGTGATAATTCATCCCCTAGTGATGATGATAACTTATTAAAAGATTTGTTATTTAATAAAATCTCTAGAGAATTCCTACCAATGATTCCATGGAGTACTGCTGATACAATATTAGAGGAGTGTAAGATAGAATTGGAGAAGTTGAAAGCTGAAAAGAAAATGACTACTCCTGAAGGTACTGAAGACGTACAATAAAAAAATAAGTCTATGATGGTTAATTCCATCATAGACTTATTTTTATTATTTAATCTTGAATATTTATATTTTCAGAAATTGGCCAGTTTTTGATAACTGGCGCGGTGAGAGCCGCAATTTCAGTCGGAAGATAACCAGATTGTACACTGAGATAGTTTCTTAAAATTAAGAACTTGCTTATCAGTGCCTTAGCAACATCATTGATTTGAGGCGATTCGTATTTAGTACAAGTAAATGGAACGTCAACTTGTACGACTGGGTGTGATCCGGCCTCATAATTAAGGTGATCTTTCTTAACATTTTTTGGCATCATGTTAGAAAGTAAACATGCATATTCAATATTATCAGTCCGTCCAGTTGGGTCTGTCGTCACATAAATTGCTTCTGCTGAATGATTAGTCTGAGAATATGAGAGGCTATTGGCGGCAGTCGCCATATCCATCGCCCCATGGTAATGTGCAACACCAGTGTGGGGGTCTGAAATGCCAGTTATCCACATATCAGTATATTCTCTTACAGGAGAACCTGCAAACTCATATAGTTTTAATGTAATTTCATTTGTTTCATCTTTGGCAGTTGTTGCAACGTCAAATGATTTCCCAGCATACCCGCCAGTAATTTGTTCAAAGTCTAAAGTAGTTCCTTGGATTCCATCGACTCCGACAAATCCATATTCAAATAAATGCTTTATTCGCTTAGTTTTTTCAGGAAGAACTAGTTGCAAGAACGGTGGCATTTTCACGAAAAATATCCTAGAGTAACCGACTTTTAATGGATCATACTGTGCTAAGCTTTTTGATGTTACATCCAATCCACCTAGAAATAATGAATAATCTCTCATATCTTTTTCATGAGTTTTAATACCACTTTGTAACGTTCTAACGTCTGTAGTACCGTTCGGTCCTGCCATTTTGACTCACTCCTTTACTGTTTATTTACTATACTCGTTTGTTAATATCAATTTCAACAATACCACGCTTGGCCATAGTTCGGAAAATAACACTTAGATAACAGTGAATAATACTCCTCTCTTCTTCCCAAGCACTCATATCAAAATATACTTGGGCGTCTCTACATTGCTTACCGCGGTAATTGCTAAATACTCTATCCGCAGCTTCAGTGAAGTTCTTACGATCTTCAGCTTCGGCGAACTGATATCTTTTAGAGGCTGTCATACTCTCGACGATACGTTTCATCTCAAGTAAAACATGCATATTATTTTCTTCAGATAGATCTGACCATATAAGTTGCGAAGTGCCTTGTGTACCCCGAACAAATGTATTCTCGGCGATACATTCAAAGTAGTTAACTCGGGCCACATATAGTGCTTCTTTGATTTCAGCATCATCGGCGTCTACAATTGGTTTTAGACTACCTCGAATCCCACCAACCAGTTTACCGAACACATCACCAGCAAGAGGGACATGTTTCCCGACGGTTTTGAAGTGTACTGGTAATTGACCGGCTAGAAAGTAGGTTGTCGTCACGGGAATACTCTTACCGGTAAATGCATCTCGAATGTAATAATGTTGACATTCTTTAGAGAAGATTCTATCACCAAGACTACCAAAAGAGGTCGCCCAATTGATAACCGATGTGTTGGTATTATGAAGCCCAGCATCAACAAATCCATATGCGTCATATCGTTTTAACATTAAACCAACTAATGCTCGTTTAACCTCATCAGAATAACACGCATCTAATATTAACTCAGCCGGGGTTTGTCTTTTACTAAGGATTTTAGGATCTGTAGTGCCTTCGAATGCAGCGATATATGCAGCATCGATTGCAGTTTCTCTCTCAGCCAATGTAGCCACATCGTATGTGAAAGATCCGTCGTCCCCACCACTCAACAATAGACCTTCAACGTTGTCGAGGGAGACTGAATTAACACCAGCCGTGAACTCGATGGTCGGTATTACTACTCCAGCAGGCGTTAGACCTGTAATGACATCAAACGTTGCCATTGTGATTGTAGTAGTCGGATCGACTGATGTTTTGTATAGTGTTAGTAGATCATTGAACGACGTCTCGCAGACATACATCCCCATTTTAGTACTACCAGTGTCTGGATCACTTATAACATCATTCATGAACAGAGATGTCACAGCGCTATCAACTGCATCGGGGAAGAATGATCCTGAGAAAATTTCTTTTCGGTGAATTCCGCCAACACTGTCAAGAACTTCAATCCTAAAATTTTTATAACCATTATCTTTGTCCATTTGTAAGTCAGAGCTTAAGCGAATTCGTAGATCGTTACCATACAATCCTCGGCCTAAAACATATGTGCCGAATAATGGATAAGTTTTAAATCCATCACTATCGGCCACTGTAGTTGCCATTGCATCCACAAGGGTAGAGAAGTCGGTTTTATCAGCGAAATCTGGAATAAAGACGGACTCATGTTTAATCACCAATTGAGTATTCGCAGGGATTACTGGTGCGGTATCCACTGTTAATTCAGCAAAAACGACTTCAGTGGCATCTTTGTACGCGGATAACTTAAAGGTATACCCGGTATCAGGAGTCAGCCCTGTCATTGTTCCAGTGAAAACTCCTGTTGAAATATCCACTGTCGTGGGCGAATATAAAGATCCAGCCGTACTCAATTTTTTATAAAGTCTGAACGCCACTCCAACTTGAGCAGTAGTTAACTTCCAATTAAATACAACACTAGTGGTTGTTATTGCTCCAGTGCTAAATGCATTTAATACATCTTCTGTAACAATATCCGAATTATATGTTATAACTGTTTTTTCACTAGGTGCTGATAAAATAACCCCATTTTTTCCAATTATATGATAAGTATGAGTACCTGTTGCAATAGTTGTTAAGTCATACGTGGTGACGACTCCGACTGATGCAATCTTGGTAACTCCTTCATATATGTCATAACCAGTTGCTCCGACCACAGCCGACCATGTGAATGTGAATTTAGCTGCATCTAAAACTACTTTGAAATCAGTAGGTGTTAATGGGTCCACTTCCACCACCTTAGCTTTTGCCAATACTACAACATTTGCATAGGTAGCATCATCGGGCATAACCCTCATACACCACGCTTTAGCTTGAGCCGTCAAAAGGGCGGTATATGGCATATATCCAGACTGACCGAACAATTTATAATTGGGATTACCATACTCTTCCAAATATTTGGAAGATACATCAAAAGGCAACAACACTCCATCTCGTCCTTTAGACGAAGTTAGTGCACAAATAAATCTTACACCATCTTGAGGTGGACTAACTACTTCTTCAAAAACGGTATTATCGTTAATGAAAGTTTCAGTATGGGGATGTAAATATGATGGTACGATTTGTCCTGTTATCGGCATAATATCTCAACCTCCTTAATTGATTTATTTTTTATTTAAATGTTCTTTTATATACTTACATCTTTATTATTTTTTCGATAGGAGATTCAGTTTCTTGTTTATTATAGTTCTTTATGTTCAGAGATGTAGTAATCATAGAATCTAGATCTTCGAAAGTTAAAGCAGCGAATGTTGAGTTTCTTGCACAAATTTCTCGTATATTCGCTGTTCTATATCCATATGGTGAAACTGCAGGATCTTTACCTATTACTTTAGCAAAAGTTTGTTCAGGTTTTTTCTTATCACGGTAAATCTCAGCAATGATAAGTTCAAGAACAGTAGATGTTACCTCTATCTTAACCCCATTAAGACTTAGGTTCTTTTGCCAAATACTTAATATTGATCCATATGGAATTGTTTTAGGTATCTTCCCCCTAAATAAGAAATCGATAAATAATTCAACATTAGTTGCATCTTGTGCTATATTACTAGCCATTATCTTATTACCTTTATAAAATTTAGCTACATAATAAGACTCAACTTCACCATCATCTACAAGTTGTATATCTTTTTTTTCACTTTCTGTTGGATAGATATATATCATTGATGGAATATTAAATGTCTCTAATTTCATAGGTGCACCTTTATTTGAAAATACTCTGGCATTAAATATCCCAAATACATTTATAGCAGACCCATAATTTTCAGCAAATTTAGACTCGAAGTAAAATGCTGGTATATAGAATTCTAAATAATCTCCAATGAAAATCATATTCACTCCGTCGTTTTTAATAACATCTTTTAACAATTATATCACCCCCTATAAATTAGCAAAAAAAACATATGGATAAAGGCTTAGTGCCTTTATCCATATGTTTTTGTTATTAATAGGAAGTAGGTATAGTTAAATTTAATCTTTATAAAATAGATCAAGAACTCTTTGAATTGATTTAATGAAAACATCTTTTGTTTCGATATTTGTAAAATTATCGGAAAAAAGGCTTTTCAAATAAACTGTAAATTGAGTTAGAAAAATACCATCAGTTAATCTAGTAGCAGAATCTGTTCTATATGCGAAATATTTAATTACTGCAAATAGAAAAAGATTCGGGTATTGATGATATTTCTCCGGAAGATGTTTTAGTTCAAGTCCATCAAAACGAGTCAGATCAATTTTTATATTTAATTTTTTCATCGTTTTCATATATTTTTCATACATTCTTTCAGCATGTGATGAATAGTCACGTATCGTATTCATTGTACTGAATTTAGTATAATGATTAAATAATGTATTTAAGTGCAATGCATCGTCAAAACTTTCTATACTACATTTAAATTTATTTTTACTCTCTTCAGTATCGGCATTATCGAAATCAGTTACAAGCTTTTGTCTGATAAATGCAGATAAATCACCGAATTGGGTTAATAAGTTATTTAATTCAGATTCATTCTTTGCCATCTCACTCTCCATCATAACGAGACTCTCATCAATTTGAGCAACAGCAATACTGCTTTCTTTCTTATAAATAAGAAAGTCTCGTTTAAATTCAAAAGCCCTATGATCATTCTCCATCTCAATATCTAAAACTATCGGTTCACCATTCATTGTATATATTAGGTCAATATCATAGGGTGTTAATAATTTAATTTGTTTTACTGTTAATCTTGATATGGCTCGATCAAGATGATCCGACATCTCATCATTGTTAAGGACATTAACCTGTTTACCGATAATTTCCTCCCGCATGTCTCTCATATCATCAACATGTTGTTTCATGCCTAATAAATGAAAGGCACTAGTTGTATCAATAATAGGGGTTGGCACTTCCATAGATGGACTCGCTGGAGTATATAATGTTTCAATTTCACCATCGGTCATTATGTCACGTACAAAACTACCCTCATCTATTAAATTAATCAATTCACCCATTTAATTAATCCCCTCTCTTATCCCCACACTACTTTAATTGATTGTAATACATATTAGATTCTATAAACCTTTTTTTATAAACTTTAGCTTAATATCAGTTTGAATCTCATCCATAACATCATCATATTCATTAACTAACAAATTAAAATATGCTGTAACAAAATTACCTGTCATAATACCATTTGTAATTAATTGTTTAATTATACTACCTTCATAGCATTCATCATCTGTAACATATTCCATAAAGTCTAGTGCATCAATATCCAAATTAATTATATGCTTTATTATACTTGGTAAATTTGATAATATAATGACATCATCTTTATTCTTAACTTGTTTCCGTAATGATATTGACGTCACATCTTTCTTTTTAGGAACTTTATCCATCCTCTCTACTAGAATCTTCTTATTTCTAGTAATATAGGTATAGATGTATTTACTAATATTTTTTTTATAACGTAATATCATAAAGTTATATAGTGCTTCTCCTACCGATATTACAAAATTATCAGATTCTTCTGAAGTATCTATATCTAAACCAAATTTATTATCTATTTCATTAATAACGAAATCAAAAAAGCTTCGTAATGCTGAATTGATATTAATTATAACCTCCATATTAATATCTTGATATTGGTATTTAACGACATCACATTTTTCTGTAATTGTATTAACATAGTTAATATTAGTTGATAATGGGTCATTAATCTGATCCCTTATATTTTCTTTCATCAAATCAAATGGTAGATCGGTTAATAAATTATCTATAACCAAATCACTACTTACTTCAAAATTTTCATTATCATAAAACATTGCATATTCCTCCTATTTTTAAACATTTCTACTTATGAATTTGTTATATTCATAATTAAAAGATATATAAGTAAGTTTAAACTTACTTATATATCTTTTAATTATGAATTGAGTTCATCGAAGAAATCCAATGGTATACCTGTTTCTGATGACATATCATCATCAAAATTTTCAACATAATTTTTTGGTGGAATTAACATATCACTATGCTTCATTTCCCTACGAGCTTTTTGGATTTCTTCAATTAATTTTATATTATAATCGTCTTGAGTTTTAACACCAACATCTTTAAAATATCCCTTCGGGTATATCTCCCCTGACAAAACCGAATCTATGAAGATTATTTCCATGATAGAATACATATAGAACTATTAGATATGACATTATTGAATCGTCATGAAAAGAAGTCCCTGCAGCTATTTTACCAGTTTTAGTTTTAACTAGTCGTAATAGATCATCAATAATATTACAGGTAACAAATTTATCTTTAAATTCATTCACATGTCGTTCAAGTAAACTCCTGTCGTGTTAGTAGTATTCGTTAGATACCACGATAACTTAACCGTTTAGGTTCTTTGAACCGTCCGACCAACGGCGAAATCTTTATTTACGTTAGTTAAAGATAGTTTAAATGTATTATAAATATTAATAGCCGCATTGTTATCTCTATCATCTATATGTCCACATTGTGGGCAATTAAAGACTCTTTGAGATAACTTCATTTTAGTTTTAACTTTATGATTACAAACAGAGCATGTAATGGTACTATTCGGTTCTGCTAAAATATATTCACTACCATAAAAACGACATTTATATTTTAACACCTGCGTAAACGTAAAGGCTCCAACTCTATGAATACCCCTATTAATACGCTTAATACCATCAGACTCTGTTAATAAATCTTTAAAACTAAATTCATCAACTACTACGTTTCTATAGGTCTTGGCTAAGAATGTAGATACCTTCTGAATATAATCCATTCTAATATTCACTATTTTGGCGTGAATATCATTAAGCTTGGTTCTCGCTTTTATATAGTTCTTTGATGGATTACGTTTATCATATTTCTTCTTAGAAACTATTTCCGAAAGCTTATCAGTTTTCTTCTCTAGTTTCTTAATCTTCCCTTTCGGAAATTTAGGATTTATGATATCTTTTCCATCAAAACAAACTACTGGATTATGTATCCCTAGGTCTATACCTATAGTATTTTTCTCATGGTTATGACTTGGATTATCTATTTCATATGTGAATGATACATAATATTTAAAATTCTCCATACTAATACTCATTGTTTTCATCTCATGATGATATAAGAAGCTTATATCTTCATATGTTTTTAATTCCATATGCCCATATTCTCTATTAATAATAAAAGAGAATTTATTTTTATCGAGAATCTTAACAGCAGCTTGCTTAATATATATTCTAAAAGAACCATTTCCATGAATCTTTCTTTTGAAATGTAGTTTACATCGCTGCTTATTTTTAATATCTTTAAAGAACTTATTAACGGCTAAGTTAACATCACTAACCGTTTCATTTTTTATAGACTTATTATATTCTCCAGTCCATTCAAATCCAGGTTCCTTTTCTTTCTTAGAATATATATGAGTAATAAAATCAAATTTATCAAAGAACTTCCTTAAATCTTTATCTACAATATTACCATTAAATTCTAGGATCTTATTAAAATACTCTAAAGTATTATTATATACAAATCGTCTATAACCAAAGCATTTGTTTAAATATGTTACTTGTTCTTTAGTTGGTCGTATTCTTGTTTTAAAAGTCTTAATCAATTTTTATTCACCTCCTTTCTTATATTATTTGTTAAAGGTATAATATAATTGTATTAGGAATGAATTAGTAAGACTTACGGTTAAGTTATTCTCTAAGTTTCCTTAAAGCACAGACTATATCTTCACCCATTATAATAATAATTATAATGGGGCCACCCATTTCGATTTAAGGGATTCTCACCCACTCACTTGAGCCCTACTCCTTTACGGATAGTCGTTGAACCTAAATCTATAAATAGATCATTGGCTGCAGATTGTCCAATCTTAAACATTGTTACTTTGTTGTAGTTTAAGCACTAAGGAGTTTCCCGCAATTAAAGTAGTTTCAATTACATATTACTATGCAACGTGACTCATACATGAATCATAACTTCTCTGGACTTATCTCCGGTCCAAACACCATATAGTTTTCGTCTAGCTGATTCTAATTTTAACATACCTTCTGAGTCAAGTTTATCATCAAGTCCGGATGAAACAAGATCTTTATCATTATCAAAGTATAAATTAGAGCGTATATCTGTTAATTTTAAAGAATCCATTATGGCTTCACCATTAAAATTACGTTCTATACATAATATAGACTTAGGGATATGATGTTTGATAAGAGTAGTTATAAATTTAATAGTCTGAACTACACCTATATATGGTGATTTAAATTCAGCAACAGGTTTTATAGTATATGGGTCAAATACCGTAACGGCAGTATTATCTTTACCATAACCATTAGAGGTATCAACTCCAACGAAGTATATCCTATCTTTCTTCAAGGGTTCATATATATCTAATTTAAATAGTTTATTTATAAATATTTCTTCCTTAATTGGCTTCTTCATTTCTTCAATAGTGGCCAAATCTTCTGCGGGGAAAGGAGATTCGGATGAACCCCTCATTCTTTGAAGGAAGACCTCTCTTTTAATCTTTACTGGATTATTCAGTAAGATCTGACAGATACTTTTAAACCATATTTCATCTTTACCAAGTTGTTGATATTGGTATTCAATATAGACGATTCCACTTTCAGAATTAATTGCAATATATTCATCTAAATCTTCTTTAGTCCAATCATAAAACTTTTCAGTCCAACGACAAGTTGTAGCGATAATCTTTAATGCGTCCTGACCTGCTGAAGTATCTAAATCTCCCGTTTATATTCATATGAATCGTTAATTCATATAGTCCATACGGACATCCCTAAGTTTCTTT